GAGGGACGGCTGCATCGGGGGGATCCGGGGGCGACCCGGAGGCCTACCTCCGAGATCCTGTACGGTCCGAACAAGTGACATACAGGCACATATCGTTTTACCCAGAGCCCGCCCTTGTGTGGGCTTTTTGCTTTTGATCACGACAACCCATTTCGAAAGGAGATTAGACCATGTCGACCATCGGCGCGTCCGTAATGACCCTTGCGGACTACGCGAAAGGCCTGGGCCCCGATCACAAGATCGCCCGGGTCATCGAACTTCTCAACCAGCAGAACGAAGCCCTCGAGGACATCGATTTTCGTGAGGGCAACCTGCCCACGGGCACGCGGACCGTGGTCCGTACCGGCATGCCCACCGTCTATTGGCGCATGATCAACCAGGGCGTTCCGACCTCCAAGTCCACGAAGGCGCAGATCGATGCGCTGTGCGGCCGGATGGAGGCGTGGTCCTCGGTCGATGAGGCGCTGGCGGAGCTGGCGCCCGACCTGGGGGCTTTCCGGCTCTCTGAGGCGACGTCCTTCATCGAGGCGATGAACCAGGAGGCGGCCTCCACGCTGTTCTACGGGACGGCGGCCAATCCGGAGGAATTCGTCGGGCTGTCCGCACACTACAGCTCGCTGTCGGCGGCCAACGCGCAGAACATCATCAATGCCGGCGGTACGGGCTCGGACAACAGCTCGATCTGGCTGATCTGCTGGGGAGAAAACACCATCCACGGGATCTTCCCGAAGGGAACGACCGCCGGTCTCGATCACAATGACCTCGGCCTTCAGACGGTCACGGCGACCGCGGGCGTGTCGCCCACGGTGCTGCGCGCGTACCAGGACCAGTTCATCTGGCGGCTGGGGCTGGTGGTCAAGGACTGGCGGTTCGGGGTCCGCATCTGCAACATCGACGTTTCCAATCTGGTCAATGGGACCGTCTCCGCGGCGGATCTGGCCAAGCTGATGAGCCGTGCGATCGACCGGATCCCGTCGTTCAGCATGGGCCGCGCGGCGTTCTACTGCAACCGGACCATCAAGAGCATGCTGCGGGTGCAGGCCATGGACAAAAGCCAGAACGTGCTCTCCGTCCAGGACTCCGCGACGCAGTACGGCAACCCGGTTCGGGGCGGGCTGTCCTTCCTGGGCATCCCGATCCGCACCTGCGACGCGCTGACCGAGACCGAAACTCTGGTGGCGTAACCTCCCAGAATCCACGAAAGGAGCATACACATGTATCTCGATGCGCAGACCCAGATCTGTACTGAGCAGGCGTTCTCGTCCGACGCCGTGTCGGAGAACACCTACGACTGCGGCGTCGCCGGCCGCGATGTGGCCGAGGGCGAACCGCTCGCTCTGGTCATCGTCCCGACGGTGGCGGCGGACTTCACCACGGGCGACGAGACGTACGAGTTCAAGGTGATCGAAGACGACGATCCTGCCCTGGGAAGCTTCAACGTACTCATCGCCCAGACGATCGCCGCGTCGGCCCTGACCGTGGGATCCAAGCATGTCATTCCGATCCCTCCGGGGAAGCAGACGTTGCGGTATCTCGGAATGTACTTCAACGGCGGCGGCACCACGCCGACCATCACGCTCGACGCTTGGATCGTGCCGCTGTCGATGGCCGGCAGCTGGAAGGCCTACGCCGACAACGTGACGATCCAGTAGGAGGGCGCCATGAAAGTGAGAGCCAAAAAGTTCGGCTTCCACCTGCAGAAGCGCCGGGTCGGGGAGGTGTTCGATTTCGAGGGGATCCCCTCCGGCATCTGGATGGAGCCCGTCGACGAGGCCGCCCGGGCGGCGTTCAAGAAGGCCGGCCTCAAGGTGCCCGAGCCGGCCAAGGCGCCGCGGGAGGAGAAAGAGGAGCCCGGGAAGGGAAAGGGCTCCAAGGGGAAGACCCTGTCCGAGGCGGCCGCCGAGGAGGGCTTCGTCAGGTCGAGCGGGGACCAGGACGTCATCTGACAACCTCAACACCCTGGGGTGCACGCTTGCCGCTCCCCGGGGCCTCACCCCTTTAGGAGGGAAAATCCCATGCGGAGATCCATTCTCGGCTTCCTTGGTCTGATCCTGGTGATCGCTGCGGCGTTCGTGCCGGCGGTGCATTCCGCCGGCGGGGCCTCGCTGCTGGGGACTGCGGTCCTGACGCAGGCCGTCGACAACACCCTCACTTCGGCCGTCGCGCTGCCTTCCGCCGCCACGTCGATCGGAGGACCGATCACGAAACTCTGGGTGGCGAACGCCACCACGATCACCTCGAGCACGATGTCGATCCGCTGCTCCCCGGACGGCGGGACGACCTACTACCCGTTCTATACCTACGCCAACGGGACCAATGTGGTGGCGGCCACGACCGCCGCGGCGACGACCGCCGTGATGTGGGAGGTGCCCGGGGATGTGAGCGTCTGCACGCACGTCAAGGTGCTGTTCGGCACCGCCCAGGCGGCCGACGAGGACGTCTACATCTACGGTCGATAACCACAGACCGGGGGCTCGCAAAGGGCCCCCGGAGAACTTTATGAGGAAGGGGGAGGCGTATGGCGGAGATCCCGTACACGATCGAAGTCACCGGGCAGGAGCACCGCGGGGTCGGCCTGATCAAATGGGCCGGCCTGGGGCAGGGGGATGTGGGCGCGCCGTTCGTCTTCCCCGGACATCCGGACCGCTCCGTGCACGTCAAGGGCACCTTCGGAGCCGGAGGAACCGTGGTCCTGGAAGGGTCGCTGGAGGTGGTCCCGGGATCGTACTGCACACTCAACGATCCCCAGGGCAACCCGCTGTCGTTCTCCCTGGAAAAGATCGAACAGGTCCTTGAGAACGCCGTGAACATCCGGCCGCGGGTGAGCGCTGGAGATGTCGACACGTCTCTGGACGTCTACCTGCTCATGTCGAAGTAAGGGAGGGGACGATGGCGGAATTGACGAAGGAACAGCTGCATGAGGCGTATGCCCTGGCGAAGTCGATGGGGAACGCCTTTCGCGCATTCAAAGAGGTCGACACCGTCGTTTCCACGGTGATCCAGGCCCGGCAGGAGCAGGAGCGCCTCGAGGCAAGCAAGGAGAAGATCCTTCTGGAGATAGAGGATGCCAGGAAGCAGATCGCCCGGGAGAAGGATCTCTTGTCCGCGGTGCGGAAGGATCTCGAAACGGAAGCGGAGCGCCTGGCCGCATACCGTGGCGCGGAGCTTGCCAAGATCGCCGAGGAGCTCGCCAAGGCGAAGGCAGCCGCAGAGCAGGAGCTCGTCGCCCTCCAGCAGGAGATCCTGCAGGCGAAGAAGGATCTCTCCGACGCCATGGCGGACAAAAACGCGGCGATGCTCATGGCCGCCAGGGAGATCGCGGACAAGCAGAAGACCCTCGAGGACCTCAACGCGCAGATCGCCGCCATCAAGGCGAAGCTGTAGGGCAACCCCCTACAGCCTCCACCTAGGGGCTCACATGGCCATCCTGATGGTATATGACCGCGACAATAAGCATGTTGATCCGGAAAAGGATGCCCGCGGTTGCTACAAACGCGGGTATGTCGTGGAGGTGTTTGAGGATGACAAGAAGCTGGTCGAACCGCCCGCGCCTCCGTTTTTGTTTATCAAGGTTCCCGGAGTATCGAAGGCTGATGCGGAGGCAAAGTACATGATCCCTGAACATGAGGAAATCACCGCATCGAAGGGAGAGGGAATAACGGTCAACGTCACTCGTCGCCGAGCGGTGAAGATCGATCTCGATTTGATGGATAAGGCGGATTCGGACGCATTGGCAAAATCGCGGGTTATCCCTGCGATGGAATACTCAGTGCTGAAAGCGAAGTCAATCGACATCAAGACATCGCAGACGCTTGCGGCGATAGAAATGATGGCGGGGAAGTAGATGCCTGAAATATTGAGATACGTGGACCCAAATGCGGCTGCCGGTGGTAACGGGACGACAAATGCTTTGACCGGTGAGAATTGCGCCTATACATCCCTGAGTGCATGGGAAGCGGCTACTCAGCAGGATTTAGTCACTAACACCAGCACGGCGCGGGTAGTTTGTTCCTCCAATGACTCCGGGTCAACTCATTTAGCCGACACCACTTCATGTACTATTGACGGCTGGACCACAAGTTCAACCTACAATATTACCATTGAAGCGGCTTCAAATCATAAGGGTAAGTGGAACGACAACATCTATAGGCTGTCTGTGTCGGGAACATACATTACGTCCGCTTTAGTGATAAAAGAAGCCTTCACCAAAGTAATTGGGTTGCAAGTGGAGTTTCTTGACGCTGGTTATGTTGTCCGTGGATGTATCAGTTGTGATGTTGATGGTACTTATTCTGTAGACAAATGTATTTTGCGGAAGAAAAGCGGAACCGGGAATTGCGTGTATGGAGTAGCAAATCTTGCGTGGTACGGACAGCTAAATGTGACGAATTGCATTATCATTGGAACTACATTATCCACCTATGGCGGACTGTATACGAATAACGGAAATATCAATTACCCCTCGTATTTTTATAACAACACAATAATAAATTGCGTCAATGGGGTCAAGACGAATGTAGCGGAATCACGGGCTACCGTTACCAATTGCCTGTTCTCCGGTTGCACAAACGACATTAACGATGTTGGGGTGACAACAGACACATATTGTGCCACAACCAACGACAACACCAAAGGGTTGACAACTGATGGTACCGGGAATAGGTTCTCTCAAACTTTCTCTTTCGTTGATGCGGCCAATGGCGATTACCACCTTGCCAGCAACGATGACGGAGCCAAGGATCATGGAACCGACCTTTCATCAATTTTCACCGACGATATCGACGGGGAAACTCGCTCGGGAACATGGGACATCGGCGCTGATGAATACGTTCAAGGCCTCACGTTTCTTCCTCATATCATGAGGCACCATTTCGTACCTGAGTTCATCGGGAGGTAGCGATGGCATCACAAGTGCCGGCAAAAAAGAATACCGCTTTCACCCTATATTTCACGTTGTACAAAAACGACGGGAGCATCATCGCCAATCCCGGTACGATAACAAAGAAGGTCAGTATCGACGGGGGCGCCGTTGCAGACATCTCCGCGAGCGTGACTGAAGAGGATACGACTTATGGACAATGCTCCGTAGTCCTGTCTGCATCCGAGATGAACGGTGACGCGATCTGGGTCTATATCAAGGACGACACCTCCGGCTGCGTGCCGTTCACAGCGACGATCTACACGGCGGGGGAGACGCTGGACGAGGTAAAGTCGGATACCGCTGCGATCCTTGTAGACACCGGAACCACGCTTGACGGGAAGATCGACACCATCGACGGGATCGTCGATTCGATCCTGGCGGATACGGGCACGGACGGCGTTGTGGTCGCGGCGGGGAGCAAAACCGGGTACACCCTTTCCGCCGCCGGGATTCAGGCGATCTGGGACGCCCTTTCCTCCGCGCTGACGACGGCCGGAAGCATCGGGAAGCGTCTCGTGGACTACCTCACCGGG